CTGAACAACCTAAGCCTAAAATTGCTGCTGAGACAGCTACTAAATTTACGATGATGCGTAATGTATCGGGTAAAATTTTGCAACTTGCATGTGGCGCAGTAGAACCTGGAGAAGAAGTAGCTTTTAACGCCGCAGAGTTTTCAATGTTATACATGTATTTAGAAGGTATAGAATAATGCGCGACGGGATTTTTGTATCAAAGTTTCACTTTCAAGAGCACACTGAAGTTTTAACACGTGAGCTTGACCAACCTAGTAGAAATGTTATTTTGGCTAGAAACGCAGAGTTACGTAAAAATCCCGGGGTTATACAAGATTTAGGAAAGCAATCTGGTGAGTCATTTGGCCGTCAGATTGCATCTATTCCTATGATTGTTTTTTATGAAGCTATTGAAACCGGATACGATTTGTTAAACAAAGATAAAGACGTAGCAAATCGGGAAATGAACCGCTTTTTACGCTCTGACATCGGCAAGGCATGTTTGGTACAGTAAAATGAACTATGAAGAAATAAAAGCAGCAGTCTTAGGTTATTCAGATAGGTATGACAGTGCTGTGGCAACTTTTTATCCCTCAGCTGTACCTGTTGTAGAAGGACGTATCAATAGCGTCCTTTCTACACGTTTAAGCTTAAAAGATAGTACAATTCCTGTAACAAGTGCAGGCATACAAGAGTTTTCGCTACCGAGTGATTTACTATTTTTAAAACAAGTAAAGGTATTACAGGGCGGCGCGGAAGCTGCTATTTTTGCGTACGTCAGCGAGCAGTATTTATACGCCGTAATAGCGAATAATGTTTCAAAGCCATTTTATACCGTTACTAACGCAAAGATTAAGCTCGCGTGGTCTTTTAAAGGCGATAATTCTGAAACAATCGAATTACGGTATGAACAGTTGTTACCTGCTTTAGTAGCAGGCACAAGTAATTGGCTTTCAATAGCTAATCCACAAGTTTATATTTTTGGACTGCTAGTTGAACTATTTGCATTTGTTAAGGACGCAGATGCCGCGACAGCATGGGAAGCTCGATTCCAAAAAGAATTAGATAGTATAGAAAATACTGACTACAGAACACAATGGTCAGGCCTCACAAAACTACAGACAATTTTAGGGTAGCATTATGGCCGTAGAATCTGCGTCAACAATTAACGACTTAAACGCCAACTGGCCCGATGGAACAGAGACTGTAACACAGGGTGATGACCATTTGAGGCTTATTAAGGCTGTTTTAAAAACTATATTCCCTGGCGCATTAGGCACAGGTTTTAGTAAACCAATTACGGCCACAGAAGATGAGATAAACTTCTTGCAGGGACTTACGGGGAACGTACAAGCCCAGCTAAATGGTAACAACTTCGCGGTAGGTACGACTATTCTATTTTACCAAGCAGCGCCACCCGCAGGCTGGACTTTGGTAAACATGGACGCAACTCGGATGTTAGTAGCAGTTAATGCTTACACATTAGGCGGTACGCATGACCCGACGATTATGGCTGTAGTTCCTGCACACACGCACACCGCATCTGGCGGCGCAATTAGTTCGGCAGGTGACCATACACATGGCGTCGTAGGCGTTGATACAGGTAATGCGGCTGTCGCATGGACTGGTGGTGTAGGGACTTATTTGGGTCCGACGGCAGGCATGTGGACCGCGGGCACGCTAGTAACTACTAGCGCAGGTGGACATACGCATGATATTACGGGGCTGACTATCGGTAATAATGCCGGAGGGTCAAATTGGACACCAAAGTACTTGGGGGTAATAGTATGTCAGAAGTCATAATGACTTGCCCGCTAGGAAGTAAGTGCAGAGAGATAAAAGATAATAAGCAGTATAAATGTATGTGGCTGACTAAAGTCGAAGGGCGGCATCCAGTCACAGGAGAGACAGTTAATTTGGAGCAATGTGCAATAGCCGTGATGCCCTTGTTACAAATTGATACTACAAAGGCTATGTGGGGAAATACAGGCAGTTTGTCTAATATAGTTAACTTGGCGAGAACCCATGCAAACCAAAATCTTATCCGTAACGAATCTTGAGGTAAACACTGACTTACCTCAATGTGATTTGCAAGATAACGTGCTTAGTAATGCTGTAAATTACTTAGTGCGCATGGGCGCTTGTGCTTCAATAAACCCAGCACACTATGCATTTCCAACTAGGCCGTTGCAGAATGACCGCCTCTACCATATAACGTTCATTCGTAAAGGCACTAGTCACTACTATTATCTTAATGGCGCTACGTATGACATGCTTTATGATGGCAGCTCGTGGCTTGATTTAACTTATCCGGGTAGACCGAAAAACGGTTCAGGCAGGAACGACTTTAGCGTTTGCACTATAGGCTTTAATGTTATAACTACTTTCCAGCAGTACTTTCCAATGTACTGGTCAGGTAATGTAGGCGAGACAAACAAGTTGTTGCCATTTGATGCAAAACGCACCTGGAAAGATGTTAACTATAAATGTAAAATAATAAGGTCGCATTTAAACTTTTTGTTTGCCTTAGATTTAACCGAGAACGGTATTGATTACCCACATTCTTATCGCTGGTCGCATCCTGCAGATAACAATGGTGTGCCTTTTTCTTGGAATGAGAATGACCGTTCTACATTAGCGTCTAAAGAATCTATTGGTGGTGACTTCGGGAAGATTATTGACGGACTGTCTTTACGGAATAGTTTTTGCATTTATACAGAAACGTCTACGCATATTTTAGACTACACAGGGGATGAGTTTGTATTTCGCCGCAGGCTAATTTCTGCATCTTATGGCTTACTCGCTGCTAATTGTGTGGTAGAAGCTGCTGGCGTACATTACTTCTTATCAAGCAACGCCGATTTAATTGCGAACGATGGAAACAATCTTGTATCTTTGACTACGAATCATTTTAGGAACGCGCTTAAAGATATTAGTAAACGGCATTATAAAAATAGTTTTGTTAAGGTTAATCCTGCAACAACTGAAGTATGGTTCTGTTTCCCAGAAGGTACATACGTATTCCCTTCTAAAGCAATAGTTTACAACTACACTACAAAAGCTTTAAGTATAGTACGTTTGCTGGCAGATGTTTATGTGCGGACTCAGGAGAGATATAAACGACTTCCGAGTTGTATCACAGATATGGCCTTCGGTATAGATTTGCCGCCGAGCTATCCATGGGATAGTTTAGACACTTATTCAGTGGCGCCACCGGCAACTTGGGACGACGCTAATTTCATAATTACAGATTCAGCGCAACCTTTTACGCCGGTAGGTATAGTCAACGAAACTTTGCCAGCGCCTGTAACGCAATCAGATATTTGGGACCTGGATTCTTTTAGCCCTTTAGCTAATGGTTTTTACGCTGTAGGGCCCGCTGTCGATACGGTTATGAAAGTAGATTCCGACGCAGAATATACTCTTGCTACAACTGATATGTATTTACAGACTGTGTATGAAAAGCTTAACTGGGCACTAGAGGGTCAGCAAGCGGCTAAAACGTTAACGCGTATTTATCCTCATATAACAGTAGTACCTTTTACTCGAGCCAGTGGCACGGCTACATTAGAGTTAGGCTACGGTATGCGCAATCAGGACACTATTACTTGGCAACCGCCGATAACTTTTAATCCTTTAACAGATAGAAAGATAGACGTAAAAATAACAGGTATAGTGCTGGCTATTAGGTTTACTTTTGTATATTGGAAAAGCTTGCAGTTTTATGGCTATGATGTAGAGTATACTATTGATGGGGTAAGATAATGTACATCAATCCTCCTTCGTCAACTAGCGAAGATTTATCTGAGTACCTCGTAAGGCAGTTCTCATACTTGCACGAGAGCATTCTAACTGCATCAAAACCTTTTTATACAGTTGTATTACCAAAAAATCCGCAGGATAGCAGGTTATATAACTTTCCCGTTAAAGTAGATAAATATGACGCTGGCGTATATATTTACAAAAAAGACAGCAATGAGTATTACAGAGTGCAAGATTCGTCTGTAACATTGCAGCTAGGCGTTTTGCACACGCAAGCATTTTACGGCGATTTGGGCCAAATAGCTTACGAGCATAGTAACACAATAGGTAACCCACATCAAACGTCTAGAACAGATATCGGGTTAGGAAATGTAGATAACACAGCAGATAAAGACAAACCTGTATCTAATGCAGTTATAGCTGAGCTAAATAAGTATGTTTTAAAAACAACTACTATAAACAGAAAGCCACTTACTTCTAATATAGTATTAACAGCTGATAACATAGAGCCGACGTTAACTAGGCGCTATGTTACCTGGGAACAATACCAAAGAGTAGATACTCCCGCAAGTGCTACTACAGACGGATATTTGACAGCTGTAGATTGGAATACGTTTAACAAAAAAGAAGACAATCATACTTTAAAAGCATATTTCGCAGATTTATCGCCAATAAAAATAGCATCTATAAAAGCAGGTGTATTTATTTTCACCGTGATGGTAGATGTGATAGAAGCATTTGATGGAACAGGAACCGTCGTAACGGTCGGTACTATGGGTAATCCTACAAAGTATGTAAGCATGACAGATATTGATATATCTACAGTTGTAAATAACGTTGTAACAGTATCTAAAGAAGCTTTAAGCGATGAAGACATAATGCTATTTTTAACTCCCGGCACACTTGAAACTGCCGGTATTGTAGTTGTAAAGATTATTACAGGATAAACCCATGGGTGACGCAAATCATTTCGGACTAAAAGGTATCGGCACAAATGTCCAACTAGGTGTAGGCGGTGTTAGAATAAAAACTAACGCAGGTGCGCTAGACGTAAAAAATGCCGCAGATGGTGCGCTTGTGCCCGTCAGAGCAGCATCGCCAGTCGGTGACGACGATGTTGTAACAAAGCGCTATATGATGACTCGCGCGAACGTTATCGTATCGGGTCAAATCAATGGCACGTCGCCTCCAGCGGTTGTAGCGGGCGCAGTATATATGTGTACTACAGCAGGTGGCGCCTATGTGCTTAATACTTATTACCGTGGAGAGTCTGGTGTGTGGGTAGCCTATACACCTGCGGATGGTACAGCGATAACTGTTACTACAGCTTTAACAGGCGGTACGGTTACTTTTATAGCTGACGCTATTTATGAGTATGATAACGGCACGAGCGCATGGGTGCTTATTGGCCCTGCAGGTTCTTTATCTAAATTGACACGGCCAGAGCGGTGTTCACTAGCTTTCGGCTCTAGCTCTACCGTAGATATAGGGTCACCCGTACCTGACCAAGCGGAGATAATGCGCGTAATTGTAAATGTTACCCAAGCATTTAATGGCTCGGCGCCTACAGTAACTTTCGGTAAGACAGCTAATAATACGCTCTTATCTGTGGCTGTAGAAGTAGACTTAACAACTATTGGATTATACATAATTGACTGCTACTATAGAACCTCAGGTAGTGAACAAATGGTAGCTTATTATACAGCAACTAGCTCAACGGCAGGTGCTGCAACCGTTACACTTGAATATGATAGTATATGAGCGGCAATCAATCTTTTAAGTCAATACAACTACTTAATGCGTCTAATTGGGCTACTAAGCTTAAAGCGGCCGCAGCGGGGGTAAGCAACTATGTGGCCACTTTCCAGGCTGCTACAGGTACTGTTGCTTATCAAGAAGATTGCTTAAATGGATGGATGCCTACTGGTGACACTCTTACGTTTGCTAGTGTAGATGGACCCACGCAAACAGTAACTATATCTGGCGACAAAACAGCTACTTATTTTTATAAGCAGAAACTAAAGTACGCCCAAAGTCACGCTTTCACATATCGGTTTCCATTTAATTCAAATAGTACCGATGCTGTAGGCGGCAGTGTTACAGGAACTGATACAGCTATAACCTGGGGCGCAGCGCTTGTTGAAGGAAGTGGAAGTGCTTCCTTTAATGGCACTACGTCGAATATAGCTTACACGGACAGTTCTGCATGGAAGCCAACAAGCCAGTTTACTGTAATAGCCTCGATTGCAACAACAACCGCCGCTGGCACAGTAACAGGAATTATACAATCGTATAGTGCGAATACAAATGTTGCAGGGTGGGCTATTTTTGTAGGTGTTGATGCAAAGGCGCGCGTTGCGCTAGGCGATAATACAGCTGCTTTAGGGTATATTCACTTAGTAGGCAACACTGTAATAAATACAGGCGCCACGTTTACTATTGCAGTAACTTACCGAAACGGGTATGCTCAGTTATATGTTAATGGGAATTTAGAGGCTACAGGGTATCTGCAAGTAGCGTATGCTACTACAAACTATGTGCGAGTTGGTTGCATTAATGTTGCCGGAACTAATGCAAACTTCTTTAACGGTCGTATAGATAACTTACTGTTTATGAATAACTATGCATTAGATGCTGCTACGATTAAATCGCTGGCGGCACATACTAGCAACACTGTAAATGTTACAAAGTACGCAGTTATAAGTGCTGCCCCTGTGTACAGCGCGTCTGTAACTACATTAACGTTATATAGCGGGAACGACTTTTCGTTTGAGAACACGGCAATAATTGCAAGCTCAGCTAAGATAAACCAAGTTACGCAGCCGTTAGATTTTCCAAGTAATAAAGAGAAGTGGACATACACAGTTAAGTACTATGTTACAGGAACTCAAAACCCTGCCATAGCAGGCACTGTGTATGCGCTAGGTAACATGAATTTTGCAGTGCCGATTGGTTCTTGGAGAGTTAAAGCTTCTGCAACGTTTTGGGCAGTTCAGACGGGCACTACGTCATATTTTATGGTGGGATTGTCGAGGTCAGGCACTACCTTACAAGGCGATTCTAGCCAGTATGTAGGTCTTGCGTCTCCAGTAGCCGGCTTAGACGTACGCGCTGTAAATATAGCGTTTTGCACGGAGCTGAGTAAAAAAACAACTTTTACGTTAATAGCCTTAGCAAGAGATACATCTACTGCTGCGATTAGCCTAGGGTGTAATTATCCAAATTCGCCTAATTATGTCCCGCCAATAATACTAGAAGCGGAGTTTCAATTCTAATGGAGCCCATAATAGCGGGTATAAGTAAAGAGTTATTACAGTTTGGCGTACTGGGCATTTTTGCAATCGTCGCCGGATATTGTATTGTTAAGTTATTTAATGAGAATGCGCGCTTAAATAGTAAGCTTGTAGAAGTACTTAAAGAAAGTAGCGCAGAAATTGCAGATATTCATAAAGAGTATTTTGATAAAAATACTCAAGCTGATATACGCAGAGACGCGCATGTAAATGCTATAACAAGCAATTTTTTAACCGAAATTCAAAGGCTTCATGCAACAGCCACATCTGAGCGGGACGCAAGCATAAATGCGTTCAGACTTTTAGGCGAGACAAACAAAGCTTTAGAAAGTGCAATAAATAAACTAGCAGAAGCTCAAAAAGATACCGCCGCAGAACTTAAACAGCTCTTATTACGTGGTACAGGCAATGGCAGATGACAACGACGCTATACTGGAACCTGGTAAAGTCTGGACCTGTTGTAACTGCGGAAGCAAAGTGAAAGTAACAAATAGGCAGGGACTTATGGTTTATTATGTCCCGGTACAATTAGGCGAGGAGGAACTAGCTCAAGTGTATCCTTCTTTTTTAATGCAAAATGAATTTAAAGATGACGATAATGGTTAACTTTTGTGTAATACAATCTACATTAGTTCCTGTTTTATGGGATAAATTTAGTAAATATCTCGAGCCTGTTGTAGACGTAAGTTGCGGAGAGCTTACGCTTGATACTATTAAACTGCACATGCAAAATAATATGTGCACTACAATTCTAGTAGTAGAAGGCACAGAGATATTAGGCGTATGCACGACTGAACTACACACTTTTGACTCAGGACTTAAAGCTTTATATGTACCAATTATTGGCGGTATGCGAATAGACGATTGGGGATTAGATTTTTTCAAATCTTGTGAAGAGCTTGCACGGACAATTGGATGTACTGAAATTCGGGGGCAGGCTTGTAGGCAAGGCTGGCTGCGTAAGTTAGCGCAGCATAATTTAAATTGGAAGAGATGCTATGAGGTAATCAGCTATGAACTTAATTGATTTAATTGCAGACCATATAGGCGAAACTTATAATACATTAGCGCAAGGACGACCAGGGCAGCAAGCTAAAGCTTTTGCTAAAGAGACTCAAGCTAATTATGACCCAATGTCTGTCGCTATGGGATTTGCGCCTATTGGTATGACAAAACCTACGTTCCCATCAAAGGCGTTGCAAAAAGCACAAAAATTAGGTTTTGATACAGACACTATACTGTACCACGGTACGTCTACACCAGAAGAGATTTTATCATTTAACCCCAATGCCTTAAGGGCGGGTGAAGGTCGACGAACTGGGGGACCGGGTAGTGTCAGTTTAGCAACTGATGCTGATATCGCTAATAGATACACAAACACACCTGTAGATGAGCGGGTGTATAATTCTTATTATACACCTCACGGCCCACGTGTATTGCCCGTTGTTGTAAGGGGCCCATTATATGATTACTTAAACCCGGACCATAGGGCTTTGGCTTTAAATTTTCTTGATAATAAATATAACTTTAAGACGCCTACAGATAGAAAGTTTTACGAGGATGTTTTAGCGCGAGGAGACTGGGGCACTATAGAATATGACCTTGAGCCAAAGTTCTTTAAGCAAAATAATTTTACGGGCGCAAAAGTAACTGAAGGCGATAATTCAAATGTAGTAATGTACGACCCTACAGCTATACGCAGTATTTTCGCTAAGTTTAACAAAAAAGATTTTAAAAGCAAAGACTTATTAGCGAGTGGCTTACTTCCACTTCTATTACATACAACAAACAGTTCTGAGGAGAGTGACCAATGGGCGCATCATTAAGTAAAAATAAACAAAGCGCAAACAACCAAAGCCAGATGCAGCAGTCTGTTAATGCGCCGCAGAATGCCGCACTAACAAACTTGTATGGTTTAGCTAATGGCGTATTTAACCAAAATCAGCAGTACGTAGGACCAGGGCAACAAACAGCTCAAAATACTGCTAACCGAGTAATTGATTCAGCTGTGCCAGCTTGGCAACAACAGCTAAACGGCGGCGCGTATGCTAACCTCGGTATTGGTAATCAGCTGATGAGTAGTTTAAATAACTCGCTTAATACACCTTCCGCTGCGTCTTCGTTGTATGCGCAGATGATGGGTGGAAAAGGCAATAACTATGCTGATGCTATGAAAGCCACATTTATAGGCGATGCCAATCGAGCCCGTGATAATATGATGAGCACGTTAGATGCTAGAGCTACCGGTTCAGGTATGTCCGGAGGTTCACGCCACGGGGTAGCTACTGCTTTAGGTAACTATGATATTAATAGTAACTTGCAAAAGAATCTTGCGGATGTTGGGTACAATACGTTTGACAAAGACTTAAACAACAAACTGATGATTGCTCAGCAAGCTGACCAAGGTACTTTATCGCGTCAGCAAATGCTAGCTAACTTACTGACCCAACAGAATGGTGCTACAACAGGTGCGCTTGGTATGGGCGAAGGTATGCAAAATCTAGGACTAGGCGCTTTGGCGCCAGCGTCAGCCGGGTGGGGCAACATTCAAGGGTTGTCTAATATAATTGGTCAGCCGACTATTCTTAGCAGCGGTTCGTCGTCGGGCTCGTCGTCCGGTAAAAGCAAAGGTAACAGCGTCGGTCTTGGTAGCCTATTTGGGTAATTATTATGAACCTAATTGATTTATTACAAATGACAAAGCCGCAAGCAGCTCAGCAGCAGTCTGAAGGCTTAGGTCCAATTATGCAGTTTCTACAAATGAACCATAGTCCACAAATGCCGCAAATGCAGATGCCGCAAATGACAGACTATGGGGCTATGTATACAGAAGCTGCTTTACAAAAGAAACGGCAAGAGGACCAG